TCATTGACAGCGGGCGAAAAGAGATCGATTGAGTTTCTTTTTGATGATGTTGAGGTGTTCGACAATTATGCGACGGTGCATTGGAAGGGAAAGGTGTATGTCATGGCGCCTATTGGTGATTCAAATGAGTATGCGTGTACGTCGCCGGATGTGTTGTTGACGGGCTATTCGTTTTCGGCGATTAGGGAGCGGTTAGATGCTTGTTGATATGCAGGTCGAGGTTAATGATGGTGGGGATATGTTTATTGGCTGTGATGGTGAGTGGTATTATGTTCACGATCAGTCTATTTCCGATTTTCTTGATTGGATAATTCATGACGTGGCGGAGGACTAGCATGCGTTCAATGTTGGACATTATTGATGATATGAAGGATTGGCGGGTTTCTGACTGGATTGTTGATCAGTTGCTTGAGGGGAAGATGGTTCGCTTTTATCGCGATAGTGAGTGTTTTCATGTGTCGACTGGTCGTTCTGGTTGGGGTCAGTATCGGATTGTGGGTTTGGATGAGATTCTTGATGGGAAAGAATGTGATAGTATTTAAAATAACAATAGACGAAGTGAACAAAGATTATTGTTGATGTGGAGGACGAGGATGATTCTTGAGCGTACGGGGGATAGCCGCTGGTACATGAAGCATGTGGTTCTGTGTGCTTCGGTGGATGAGTGGTGGTCGGTGTTGAGTTACTACTTGGATGTGTTTGATGAGTGAGTCTAGTGAGCCTGTGTATGAGTTGGGTTCGTGGGGCTGGTTGTGTGAGTTAGTGGGGGTGGATCCTGATGAGGATGTCGAGTTTCCTTTGTCGGGCGCGTAGGTGTTTGCGGGCTTCTGGTATGCGGGAGGCTGTGACTGCTGGTGGTGCTCATATTTTGTATTGTGGGCCGTTGGCGATGCGCTTGATTAATGATTATACGTTGGAGACATGGAATCCGTATGAGACAAATTCGGGGACGATCAAACATTACGATACTCACGAGCAACTTTGTGATGCGATGCTGCTTATGGGTCTAGAGAGTATGGGGGTTATTTGAGGATGTTTTATTTGAAGGACATGGTGTCGCTGCTTAGTCTTAAGGATCAGCTACCTGGTTATAGTGTTGTGGCTACTGACGATTTTATTGGGATTGATGGGATTGACTATCGCATTAATTGTTATGGCTGGCCTAATAACCGTATTACTGTGGAGGACAAGGTTACGGGGCTGAATAGTATTAAGTCGTTTGGCCCGAAGGGGACGGAGAAGGCGAAGGATCATTATCGGGAGACGCTAGAGCGGTTTGGCGTGGACACGTGTGCTCTAGACCACTTCACAGCGAGTTGGCATCATTAGAACTTGAGCGCATTAACGCATGAACGGAACAACGTTTACGGAAGGAAAGGAACTGAAATGAGAGTGAACGCGATGGACAGGCAGTACCTGAAGGGCAACGGCTGGACCGAGGTCTTTGATGGCTCTTTCGTCACTGTTGACGACGGGTGGCACTATGAACTGGTTGTTGATGAGGATGGTTTGTACACACTGACGAACAAGGATCTTCAGGACGTGTATGACTGCTCCTATGATCTGAGGGAGATGATGATTGACTTCCAGGCATGAGGGATAGTGGGTAGCAAGAAGCCCCGGGTGTGGTTGGTTCCACCCGGGGCTTCTTGGTTTATTTGTTAGGGCCTCTCTGCGCGGGCTGCGAGGTGTTCCCAGGCACCTTGTGTGGTGGGGCCCCAGATGCCGTCATCGTCTACTCCGACGGCTCTCTGAATGGATTCGACGACCCGATCGTGAGCGGCTTCTGAGGCGTCGCCCCAGATGCCGTCTGCCTCTGTGCCGATGATGGCTTGGGTGGCGGCTACTCCTTCGGGGAAGTGGTTGCCTGCCCAGGTGGAGGCTGCTACGACGAGGTAGAGTCGCCGTTCAGTGTCGGGTCCGAGGACGTTGTCGGGCTCGGCGCCGAGGGCTCGCTGGACGCCGGTGATGTCGCTGGGGCCGGTCTCGGCTGGTCCTACAGCAGTATCGACGACGCGGATGCCGTAGACGACGTCTTCCATGTCGCGGGTACGGGCTGCGACGTACCCACCATTGCCTTGGGAGCCGCCTGTGCCGGGGGAGGTGTTGCCCTCGTAGGTGTCGATGTATGACCCGTAGGGGGCGGTGCGAGCGATTCCGATGTGGTCGGATTCGCCGTCTCCCTGCCAGTCGAAGGTGACGAGGTCTCCTGGCTGGACGTCCCATTTACTGATGAGAACGCCGCGTTGGCGTGCCTCGTTTTCGCGTCCTGGGACGTAGGCGCTGAGCCAGTTGATGCCGGATTGGAAGAGGACCCAGGAGACGAACATGTCACAGAAGGGGACGCCGCTGGCTCCGAAGTAGGCTCCTTTGTACTGGGCGTACCAGCGCCCGTACTTGGAGCCCGCTTCGGGGTCGTCCCAACGGGAGTACCCGACTTCTGCTGCGGCGGTGTTGAGTATGTCTTGACGGATTGTCATTAGGCTTCGTGCTTTCCGTCGGGGCGCTGCGGGACGTTGCCTGCGGCGACGCCGAGGACGGCGGAGATGATGAAGTTGAGTGCAGCGATCTTGTCGCCGTCGAGGAGCCCGAAGACGCCGAGCGCGATGCTGACAGCGAAGAAGATGCTGTAGAGCCATAGGCGGGTTGAGGGGTTGCCGAGGAACTTCGGGGGTTCAGGAGTGATGGGCTGGGACATTATTTGCTCCTTAGGTATGTGAGTATTTCTGCGATCTGACGGTTCTGTGCATCTATTGATGACCCTCCGTGATTAGGTTTTACGTGATACTGCACGTCTTTTAATTTGTCTTCGATGTCATCTAGACGATCTAGAACGCCGGGTCGCTCGGGAGTTCCCTCCCAAGCATCTAGCATACAGGATAGGTGGTCGAGGTATCGACTAGTACGGTAGATGAGGCGGCCGATGATGCCGATGATGGCTAGGCAGCCGGTGACTACTGCTACGTCGATTGTGAGTTTAGGTAGTTCTATCATCGCACGAATATCTCCGCGAACAGGTTTCGAGTTTCAGGAGAATCAGAGAAGAGCCGGCCTTTTCGGTATACGGTGCGCATAATCGATAGCACTTTGTCGCCATAAAGAAGCAGTCTCTCACCTTCTCGTAGGTCGGTGACCTTATAAGCCCATCTTACCTGGGGGCCCCGTGGAACGCGTTTCTGCGCAAACCATGTGCCTCCGTCAGTCCAGATGGATACAGTGCCCTGCGGTGTGCGGAGTGTGAACTGGTACTGTGCCTTACCGGTCTTCTTCATAACGAAGTCGTCATAGTTGTCGGCGAACTCATTGTTGATGGAGTAGTCAGCATAGTCCTCGGCGTAGTTGACGACGAAGGACCCGAACCGCGTATGCGCAACCTCGTTGGCGAACTCCTTGGAGTCGACGAAGTCGGTGACAATGAACCCGTCAGCGTGACGGCTGATGCCTTGCTTCGGTTCGATGTGGAAGCGGATGAAGTATGGGTTCATGATGCTCACAGAGTTCGAGAGCATGAGACAACGCACCCTGTCCTGGTAGCGGTCAACCGTGGAGTAGAAGTCCATGAAGACCTTCGCCTCATCGGGCAGGTACCGCAGACTCCCTTTGTCGATGATGAACTCGTCGAAGATGATCGTGTACACGTTCGGGTAAGCGATCGACTTGTTGGCCTGCGCGGTCGACAGTGGGATGAAGTACCCGATCGTCTCCCACTTCTTGTCTACCCTGCGCTGAGCGAACTGGCCCTCCACGCGAAACTCCTGGTCAGGGAACTCCTGCTGGATGTCAGCGAAGAAGGAGTTCCTACCCTTCAGTTCGGTCTTGTAGCGGCGTAGGTAGATGAACTGCTGACCCTTTTCGATCGCGTTCCTGATGACGATCTTCTTGGCGCCGTAGGTCTTACCGAGACCCCGGGCGCCCATGACCATGTTGTAGACACCGCCATATGAGAGGACGTTCGAGAATGAGTAGTAGCTGAACTTCTTTTTAGCCATGACGCCTCACTGTCCACCACGCAGCCCTAGAGAGCATTCCGAGGCTGTTAATGTGTGGGCCAGGGCCGTCACCACCATGCCCGATCGTCTGCCCAGGCCCCACATACATCTCTACATGATCCGTGTGAGGGTACCCCCCACCCCAGGACATGACAATAACATCCCCAGGCTTAAGTAGCGCCTGCTGAGCAGAACTCATAGCACCACTACCACGAGGAATAACAGCACTACCCCGGTTGTACATGTCCCCAGTCCATGTACCAGGGTTGATGCCAGAGGTGTCCATGTAAGCCCGGTAGATGGTGCTACTACAGTCACCGAACCCCGACCTGTCTGGATCCAGTCGCCCTGGCGCCTGCCTGTACTTGAACTTCATGATGCGACTTTTCATCCAGGCGAGAGCCTTGGCGCCAGCAGAACCATCGCCAGCGCCACCACCGCCGCCACCGCCGCCGCCGCCGCCACCATCAGGGACTGTGTTCTGGGGTACGTTGACATCAATGTTTTCAGACATGCCCGGGATAACGCCTTTCCAGTAGTAGTGGCCGTTCGCACTGTGTGCAGGCACGTACACGGACCCCACCCACATATCTAACTGACCATAGTTGCCCTCCTGGAGGACGAACTTCCGGTCAGATGTCTGGATGGTCTGCTGGCCGTTGGTGCCGATTTGGACGCCGTTGCCAATGGGTTGGGTGGAGCCTGACAGCTGTGAACCAACCCCTGAGGTGTCGCCTGACTTGATGATTGACAGCGCTGTGTTGTAACGGTTCCGGTAACGACCCAGGATACCGTCAGCCATGATGGCAGCATGCATTTGGTCTAGGGTCAGGTTGGCCCCATAGTTGTTGATGATACGCATTGCCTGCCGAGGTGACTGATGGTAGGCGCACGCCCACATGATGAACGTGTCGGTGTGAGCACTCACATCCATGCCCAGGGATTTTGCCTGAGCAACATATTTATCCAGGTCGGCGAGCATCAGGTTGTCCTGAAGCCATGGCGTTTTAACCAGGTACGGCTGCAGCCAGGCCCCGTCAGTGCGGTACACGTAGTAGGAGTTCCAGGATGCGTCCGATGCGTTTACGGTTTTGATGCGCTGAACGAGAGAGTTGTTGACACCATCCCACGCAGCCTTATTCTGCCCATAGTACTGGAATAACAGGTTTGCTGCTCGGGTGCCAAACCATTGACCTATCCCTATAGTAATTGGGTCGTTGTAGTTGATGGCGTCGTATTTGAGGCCAGACTCTACGGTCCCAATCACTTTGATAGCAATCTTTTTGTTTTTATCGTCCCATGCCATAGGTGAACCTCCTGCCCTAATTGTAGCAGGAGGTTCACCTATGTTACCGCGTCAGTTCGGGGGCACGACGCCAACGATATGTCTTATCAATATAGGTCTTAAGAGCATTTTCCTGAGTCGGACCAATGTCATACTTCCACCAACCAACATAGTCGATTGTTCCCTTGTACGGAGCATAAAGTGAGTTGTCAGACTTGGCATACCCATCGCCCACAAGGAATGCCGCAGGCTTTGAGTCAAACCCAGACACACTCACAGTCTTAGAAGTACCATTAAGACTAATCGTAGCACCACCAGAATTTCGGCGGATCGTAATGAAGTTGGGTGCTCCTCTGAGAAGCGACGTGAAAACAGCCGTCTTCACACTCTCCTCACCGTTCCCAAACACTTCAACAGTACAGTTATTACCACCACACTTCACCCTGAAGTACTGTCCCCCACCCTGCTCGCGCCACCCGATCGGGTCGATTTCACCACTCACAACATCCGGCGTGAACATCAGGGCCAGCGTGAATCCCCCATTGATGAAGTGCGACGCTGCTGGCTTGGTGTATGACCAGTCATTGGTTGCCGACACATTGGATACCTCGCCTCCAGAGTATAGTGCCGCCCCGCCCGTAATGTTCCGGTCCTGGATAGGAACATAGTTGGAGCCGAGACCGTGCACGCGAGCGTTGGCGTTATACTTGGCGCCACCCCAACCATTCATGGGGTACCCATTGAAGTTAGAGGTCCACAAAGGTGACATGATCCACTCAGCAGTGTTCTCTACGCCCGAAACAAACACCTTGTCAGTTGATGCAGACCATTGACGATTGATCAGGAATGACACCATCACACTGTTCGTGAAATCGTTTGGCACACTTTCGCCTGGAGCGCTGTCCGCCCAACCCCTATCGGGGCGCCACGTCTGAGTCTGCGTTACCCCCAGTGGAGTCTGCCAGTAGAGCCGCCCATTCTTGTACCCAACGATCGTGCCCTGAGACTTCCCGCTAGCCCGATCGGCCATGGCCTGCCCTAGCGCTCGCGCTCCTCGCGCAGAGTAGTGGATGCCAACCTGCTGGTTGCCGTCAATACCATCCACGTCGTGAGTGTGACCATAAGGCCCCGCAACCCACAGCACGCTACTCCCGTTGTCCATATTTTTCTGAGCCTGGATGATATCGTTCCCGCCGGGGGCGATCTCGGCCCAGTCAGGCGGGATGCTCCCAATCAGGACCTTCATGTTCGCCGCCTCAGGCAGCGTCTTGATGGTGTTGATGATGGTGTTGGTGTTCTGGGTCCACCGAACACCGCCACCGCGGGAGACAGCGTCCGCCTCACCTTGTACGTACAGTAGGTGGCTGATTCGCACAGTGCCCTGCGCGCCAGCCTTGTCAATCGCCGTACGCAGGTGCTTCTTGAAGTCATTCACCCATCCAGCAAGACTGTCTGAGTTGGCACCACCCCAGGCTCGGTTGACGATGAGGTACTTGCGCCCCGGACTCAGCTGCTCGTTGGCGATCATGCGCTTGGCGAAGGCAATGGCGGGACCGACACCATAGGACTCACTGAAACCGGCCGTGAGTGGGTCGCGAGCAATGTCGAAGCGCCCGTCAACGGTTGCCGTCCCTTCCGCGTAGTAGGCGAGGATGCGAGAGTCTCCCTGGTCGAACTCGGTGACCGGGTAGCCACTGCCTGCGGCGTTGGACTGGCCGTAGACGGCGATGATGTCGATGCCCTGTTTGAGGTTCTCGGCGATCGCGGTGTCGATCTCGCGCTTGCCGTCGGCGATGTTCTTGGTGACCTCGGTTTTAAGTTCCCCGAAGGCCTGGTCGCCCCAGGCCTTTGTGGCAACGTCTACGGTACCCCCACCGACTAGTGGGGCGGTGATGGTGCGACCGTCTGCGCTGCGCGTGAAGGTTGCTGTCACAACCTTGTCCTGCATGGCCTTGATTGCGGCAAGCATGTCGGAGCGCTTTGCCTCAATCTCCCTGTTCCACCCGTCGTGGGTTTTCTCCATCTCGGTGATGAAGGTGGAAACTTTCTCGTTCATCTGAGCGATGATCTTTTTCTGCTCCTCGCCAAACACGCCAACATAGTCGATCGTCTCGGACACGGCGCCGCGAATTCGCTCGAGAACTTCTAGGTATGTAAGCCCGTCGCGATAGGTAAATGGAGTGATGTTGTTGACGCGAGAGTCCTGAATTCGCCACATCGCCCGATCGATCTGATTGATGATGTCGTTAATATTAGGCATAGTAACCTCCGTAAAGTGGTGAGTGTGTGAGTGGACGGTCAACATCCCACACGCCAAGGAAGAGATCCCGCAGCTCCTCAATGACAAAGTTGTCTACGTTAACTAGTGTACCTCGGTACTGAGCGATCATCTGAGCCTTGCTTCCGCGCTGCTGAGACTCGCTGCTCTGGTTGTTGTCGTAGTGGCTACGGGAATTCGTGCTACCCGAGGATGTGCTTGTGCTTTTATTGGTGTTCTCGCTCGTAGCGTCAGACAACGATGATGCGTAGTCGGCGTTACCGGCAAGGCGCGTCTGGGGCGTGTCTGAGGCTACGGTTCGACCCTTGCTGGTGCCCGATCCGGTGCCGTTGCTGGCGTTGGTGTTGGTGCCGTCGTTGCTAGAGTCTCCCCACTGTCGGGTTTTGTTGGCTGAGATGCCGCCGTCGAGTGGGTCAACATTTTGGAGTTCTGCCAGGTACATACGATTGTATCGAGGCATAATAAGGTCCATCCTGAGTTCGAGGCGCCAAATGAAAATGTCGATCGTCTCATGACCTATTTCATTGAGCCAGAACTCCCGTTTAATGCGGGAGTTCAGTTTCTCGCGATAGGTCTCATCAAAAATCTCGTAATTATCCAGTCCCCAGTGCCCCTTGGTAATGGCGTCAACATCTTTAAGCCTGATCGTGTGCGTCGGCATCGTCTCCTCCTAGCTGCGTGATGTTCTGCATGGCAAGCATGTCATTCAGGTCTGGTGCTGCGTTATCGTCTACTGCCCAGGTGCAAGACACATTGAGGCCAAACTTAGCGTTGATCTGTTCACACGCCAGTTCGCGGGGCTTCATGAACTGCTCTCTAGAGGCAAGCACCTGGCCAGAGTTTGCCGCTGCTTCCTCGACAACCATGCGCTCGCGCTTCTCAGAGTTGACGTTCATGATTCCCAGCATCGTGAGGGCCTCACCCCAGATCTTCGCCTTGGACTCCATGTGCTTGATCGAGGAAACCGCGCCAGCGCCAGCGTTCTGGTTGAGTGGGAAAACCCCGATCGTGTTGGCGAGGTTATCCATCGCAATGCTCTCAGTCCCCCAGACGACGGGTTCACCGTCATAGATCTTGGAGATGACGTTGGTTATGGTTTGCCTCTGGTCGTTGCTGCAGGCAACAATCATGGGGTTGCGTTCGTTGAGTAGATCAATCTCGATGGTCCTGTCCACGAGAGCGAGTCGCTCGGAGTAGATGCGGACGATATCAATGTCGCTGACTCGAGTCTGATTGCCCCAGACGGTAACGCTCTCACTGGCCTTCACCTCTCGGGAGTAGAGGCCGTTGCGTGTGACGACGTACTTAATGGGGTTGTCTTGAATGTCTAGCATGCCTGACGGTGTTGCAGGCATACACATGAACAGTTCAAGTAGAGTATCGAAGTAGAAGACACTGAACCCGTTACTGAAGATACTCTTTTCGATAAAACGAGGGTCAATGTCATTTGGTAGTCCCTCCCAGGTGAATCGCGACATGCACTTCCCCATCAGCTGGCGGAAGTACATGTTCTGCAGAACCATCTGCCGGTTCTCTGCACTACTTGATGTTAATGCACCCGGCTTCCCATAGAACTCGCGGGAAACAAAATCAGCCTGCTTGCTCACCTAACCACACCTCCACACTACTGTCGGTCTTATTTTTTCGCACATTAGCTGTTCCAATATAAGAAGGGTCGCGCCACACCGTGACACCTTTCTCAAATATACCACGCACCGTGCCTTTAAAAGACTCAGGCATGTCAGCCTTCTCCAGGTAACATTCCGTCAGTTTCCAGTACGTGAAGTACTTCATGAGCGAAAGGTGAGTGATGCGCACCCACGTGTTCATAGCATACCCATAGCGCATCCAGTACTCACCAATACGAGTCATAGCATTGCGGGACAGCTGACGAACACGACAGTCAAGATGAATGCCATACGCAGCCATAGGGGTGACCGTCCCCTGAGTCTGCCCAATAACGCTCGGGGGGATCACCTGCGTGTCCTGAACCTGCGCATTAATCGCAGCCACAGCGTTCTCATAGTCACCATTCGCCGAGAACTGCGCCAACTCGTAGTTCGTGTCGCGCACAGTGCGCTGCTGCTGCTGACTGATCTGCGACTGCCCCGACACCAGCTGATTCTGGATGTGCGCCTGAGACTGTGCCTGCGAGTTCTGGATCAGAGCATTCACCTGAGCCGTGGCCGCCTGAGCCATCCCCGCACCCACAGCCTGCGCATTCAGTCCGACAACACCACCGAGTGCCGTCATCCCGCCCTGCACAGCCGACACCGTGGCCCGCATGTTGTTGTAGCGGGACTGTGAGTCTGCATTTGCGCTGCTACCCCACATTGAGTTCTCGGCACCAGCCTGGGTTGCCGCGATCCCCGCGTTGGCGATGTCCCGGCTGGCGGTCGCTGCGCGCTGCGCGCGCCGCTGCTGCCAGCGGGCGCCGTTGTACTGCTGGGCGATCGTGTGCGCGTTAGACGCCAGGTTGTTGAGCGCACTGTTGTTGAGCACCGCGAATGTTGGAAGGCTCTGGTATCCGGTCGTAGCGTCAAACTCCTCGCCCGTTAGACGCTCATACTTGTTTGGGTCGTCAGCGTCAACCACGTTGCTGGTAACGAGATAGTTGTTCCAGTTAACTGAGAACAAGATCTGCGGGTTCGGTGGCGCGATGTGAGCCCACATAGTAATGCCAACATGAACATCATCAATCGCCTCAGGCATGACCTCAAGAGGGTTCCCTGTGTATGTGGTGAGTTCAAGAACTGCGTACGGGGAGGTCGCGAACTTTTTCAACTCACTGAAGTCGGGAGACAACATGTTCATGATCGCCTGACGGAAGTCCTCGTGCGTCATATAGAACATCTTCTTATTGTTAATCGACTTGGGGCAGCGCCACACAGCGGAACCCAGGTTCACGCTACGAACGTCCTCACTACCAAAAAGACCTTTAGGAACTAGGTACACAGACCCAATCCCCTGAGAGATCCACGGGTACGATGACAAGTACTCCATCCCCTGGAAAAACCCATCAGCCGTCGTCGCCCAGATGTCCACCGCGTTCGGCAACCCCTCAAGAGCGGACCCCGTCGCCATAGACACCGACGGATTCTGCTTGTCTCCGTACGGAGCATCCAGTTTGATCGTGGACGTCACCAAAACATCGTAGTTCTTCTTCGACACGTCACCAAGGACCTTACGGTACGCACGAGTCACCAGATGCTGACCCCCAAGGTCGATACCTTCAGGCTGATTCAGCCACTTGCGACCATACTCCTCAAACGAATTCTTGGCAGCAATCCCCATGTGCCCACGCTCAAGGTACGCACGACCAAATCTCACGCGGTCATAGTACGTCGTCCACACATCCAGCTGAAGCGTCAGCAACGTGGTCCCGGGATTGACGTACTGCACATCGGTAATGAAGTAGAAGAACCGTGTTGGAACATAACCAACATCAAATGCCGACGAAGGCCGCCCAGGGTTTGTCGCCATCGCGTAGTTGAACTGCACAGCCCTCGAGAACGGGGTAGGGACTCGCACAGGGCGCCCCTGAGACAGGTACGTCATCCCATCCATCCGAACCGTCTGCGAGTGCTCAAACGACTCCACATAGTCCTTCGGAGACCCATAACGCCCCCAGTCGATAATATCCCGATATGTGTTATCGAACGGAACATTAACCAGCCTAAGAACCGACCCAGCAGACCACACCGAGTAGTCAAACGACAGCCCCGCCCCAGTCTCAGGGGGCATCTCATTTATCTGACTCATAATTCCTCCACAAGCAAATGGAAACCGCCCACCACCCCATTTGGGATGGTGGGCGGCTTATGAACACAGTCTATCAGGAGACTGTAATTGTGGTCGAGAAGGTCAGCGGCTTATTGCCGTCCGCCCCCGGGTTGTCTACAGTCACCTTCACAACAATCTCGGTGTTCTTCGGCTCATCATCACCAATCACGAGCGTGTTGTTGAAGACACGAGTCTTCTTGCTCTTCTGACCAGAGATCGACCAACCAATCGCCGGGTGAATGCCCTCGGCCAGCGGCGTCTTCCAGTCAATCTCTAGCGAGCGAAGATCGCCAGGTTTCGGAGTCACATTGTGCTTACCGTCCTGACTGCCAACCTTGATGCCCTGAATCTCCGCGTTCTTAGCAGTCTGAACCACGATCTTAGTCTCAGGCTTGGTGCCGAACGCGATCGCCGGAGTGAACGGCGACAGAGACAGGATAGAGTGGTGGTGCAGCCAGTAGTTGTTGTAAAGACCGTCAGGGTTCTCCATCGACCGGTTCTCAACGAACACGTCCTTAATGAGGAAGAACTCCCTCGTCGTAAGAATCGCCGAGATCCCCTCCAACTGAAGACTCTCGTTCGGGACCGTGATCACATGTGACGGCATGCCTGCACGCTCCTGGTTGAATGCAGCCGCCAAGGAGGTGACGTTAATATTCGCTTGGAACTCCGGAGTCGCAATGATAACAAGATTCTCAGGTTTCGCGAACGAGGGCACTCCCTGAGGGTTGTACGCCCGCGTTGGGTACATCATCTTGTTCGCAGCAACCTGAAGTGCCTTAATAGCGCTGTCAGTCTGGTTCTTGTCAGACACCAGAACATTCAGGTTCGGGATCTGAATGTGGAAGAACCCATGAGTTTCCTCATACTCACGAATCAGGGAGCACATCTCAAGGAACTCGGACCATTCGTCAGAGGTGGAGACCGCCGACATCATCCCGGACACGAGGTTGGACAGCCCGCTCTCGTTGAGGAAAGCACGTCGCAACTCGACATCATTGATCGTAATCTTGAACTTCTCCCGACGGTTCGTAGTGTGGAAAGCAGAGTACGATCGTGTCCGAGCCTGCCCAAAGACGTCCTTTTCCAGAGAGTCTCGGTTGGGGTCGTAGAGCGTGGGCTTCACCAGGTCGAGGTGAACCTCCTCGATGGTGTCTGCGAAGTCCATGAAGCCCTGCTTGAAGACGGCAAGAGGGTTCTTCCACACCATGTCACGCACGATCGTGGACCCGATCCTGTTGATGAGTGAGTCCATGAAGAGGTTACGGGTGATGTTGTCCGACATGATGTTGGACAGTGTGTCATGAATGTTGGCCTTAGTCGCCTCAGGCACCATCTCCTGGTACTCACGCCGAGCATCCGAGCGAATCGCGTTGACAATGTCGACATTGTTGAGGCCATCGCGAAGATTAGACATAATTTGTTTCCTTACTTAAAAAGGTCGTTAATTGACTTGGGCTTCCAGTTCCCATCAGGAACCTTGCCCCCAGCATCAGAATTATCGGTCGCGAATAGACCTCCCAGCCCCTTGACGGCTCCACCAATATCCTTAACCGTCTGCTTAACCTCGTCAGGGTCGTACCCCATATCCTTGATTGTAGCACGCGTACCCTCACGCACAGCATTACCGACTACACTAGCGGCCGCACCGCCAACCTCACCAATACCTGACGCAACATTCTTGACATCATTAATATCCTGGGCAACAACATTCTTGAGATCCCCAAGACCCATCTCCTTGGAAGCGGGCACGTCGTCACCAGCAAAAGGATTCCCCGTCTCACGATCGGTAGGAGTCATCATCTCACCAAGACGCCCCTCCAACTCGCCCTGAAGAGCCGTCACCTTGTCGCCGAAAACAGACGCCAGATGATCCCAGGCAGCCTTCGTGTCCTTGAACAGGTCCTCATCGCCCTTCTTCTGGCCCTTAGGATCCCCACCATAGACATTGCCGTCCTCAGGCGACACAGCCTTATTGTTGCCATCACTATCGCCCGGATCATAGACGTCAATCTTCGGGACCCCAGCCTCCTTCGCCTGCTGGTCAGTCATAGAAGACCGATTGCGATTCAGTTCCTGAGTCGCTTCCTGCTGAGTCGTAGGATCAGGGTCAGCAAGACGATCAGTAAGAGGCCTGGCGGACCTGTCCCCAGCCTTGACCTTAGCGGCCTGCTCCTTGTTGTACTCCTTCGACTTGTTGGCAGTCTCCCTAGACTTACGAGCCGTATAGTCTGTAAGAGACTCGCCCGGCTTCTTATTAGCCTCGTAATCCTCTTGGGCCTTATTCGGCATTATGTTCTCCTAACGAGTGATAGGCTGGAAGCATTACGCTTCCAGCCTATCATATTACCCAATATCCAGATAGTGCTAGCGGGGGACGCTAACCCATTCCGCAAACGGCCCAGTTCATTAGGTCGCATCCCGTCCGCGGGCCCCTAGTCACGCCTCTGGCTTGGGAGCATGCTTAGCGACATAGTCAATAATCGCTTCCTGTACGAGGTCCGCCGTGTCGCGGCGGAGAATCCAGTGCAGATCCTCGATATCCTTAGCGACAGTCTTCTCAATACGATACTTAAAAGTAGCCTTAGTGCTAACCGGACGAGCCATCTTAACCAACCCCTTCACATGGCTTCAACGTAAATGTAGTGTTTCTAAGAACCGTTCCACCAGGAACTCTTACGGGAATAAGTTTACCATCCCACTGTCCCCCATTCAACATGTCATCAAATGTGAGTCTCGCAGCAACGTTGCGAGGTAGCCCCGCAATATGCACGTCCATCTTACCATCAATCTCCTCAGCATACTGCTTCGCCCTGACATACACACTACGCGTAAAAATGCCCTCATGCTTCCACGCACCTAGTTCAACAGGATCCACCCAAAGCCCCTCAGGGGGAGTGGTCGGACCAACTAGATGCAGCGAGTCAGTGTCCGCGTACGCGAAAACTGGATACACACTCTGTGCTGCCGAGATTGTCTTCAATCTCGCATAAGCCGTGATGAAGACGCCCATTGGCGTGTAGACAGGATCGCGAAGTTCCATCTCATTCATCTTCAGGCTCACCCGATTGTCCTCCATAACGGGATGCTTTCCTGTGATGTCAGGGTTAGTCGCGAACTTGCCATACAGGCTGTTGAGGTGGAGTTTCGCGATTTGCCTCAACCCTCCCGTAGAGTTCTTTTTAATCTCCATGAAATGATCAACATACTCATCAAAGAACCCGTGTGAGCCCCTGAACTCAAATGTGCCATTCCAGGAAAGAATTTTAAGGTCATAGTGCTTCTTCCACAACTCAATATCAATATTTGTCGCAACCACTGTTGTAGGGTGAGGAACCTCAGTTAGATATTGCGTGGGATTAAAAGAAAGGTTCTTCTTAATCTGAATGCACGGAATATGATCAGGCTTAATCCTCGCCATGAACGTGATCGATGAAATGTACAAAGGCCTATCAGTAATCGGAGGGCCCGCGTTAAACACCGGCTCCCCATACGGCAGCAGCGCCGTCCGCATCACACTCGGATACAAAGAGTTCACGTCATACACACTACCCTCACAATTCAATTTCCCCGTGTAGCGCTTGTCCGCATACGTAAAACCGCCGCGATAAGCCTTCCGGATCTCACCATCAATCTCGGGGGAGAGGATTGGAAAACGCCGCACAAACAATTTGCCGGTCATCTTCTTGTACGTATAAAGCGAGTCAGAACCCGCCGTCAAACGCGTCATCTTCTCATTGAACTGAACCTCGAGCGCCTGAGCAACGATCGCCACGTCATTGCGCTGATACCGCCTCTCCTGCTCTGTAGGCATATAACCAACAGGCCTGAACACCTCATAGTCAATCTCCAATTTCTGATCATGCAAGTTAAATGCTTTTGCAATCGCCGCCACCGACATTGGGAGTTTCTTGTACGAATCACGAAACTCAACACGATACCCAGTCTCAAACACCACTGTGATGCTATAAAACTTGCCCATGCGAGAGATTAATGACGTGAACTGCCCAACGCCTGGCGCGTCTTTCGTCCAGGTGTAACCATTCCGCAGTAGCCAGTCAATAATGAAACTGCCGTCGAAAGCAAGATTGTGAAAGTAAATATTCGCCGCGCGCTCTGCCACATGATGCATAAACCCGTCAATCGTCGTGCCATCAAAATAGTTATCAAGTTTACCAACCTTAATGATGCCCCAAGACCATACCCTACAATCCTCCTCTCTCGTAGTAGTCTCAAAATCCGCGACAAAATTAGGGACCCTCTTGTGCGAACGCTTAACGCCGCTTCCCCTTGCGCCGCTTATTGACTGGCGAGGCACTGAAATCGTCCTCCGGTTTAATCTTAATCGACTTAATTTCCTTCAACAGCGACTTAATAGACGAATCCGCGTTCTCATACTCGTCATACCAAATATCCTCACCCTTCGCCCTGCGATCGTTATACCCCTCCTTCACTGCTTCATACATGAGCGACAACTGATTAGCGAAATCGCCGTTTACCGTCCACATTAGCCAAAGCACATCATCGGGAATCTCTGTCAAAATGTCATACAGTTCAGGATCCCCAATCACATCCAGCATCGCAGCAACCTGCTGTTTCGCAGAAGTCAATTTCTTGGCCTTCGCTGCCTTCGTTAATGAAGCCTCAACAACCTTCGTCTTAGCTGTCATCGCCTCGACGTTCTCAAAGTTCGACGGTCGCTTATTCGGATTCATACGCTCAAGAGCATAATGAGAACCCCCCGGCAAATACTGCTTCTTCGGTCTAAAGTCGCGGATCCAGTCCCCAACAGTCATATCACCCATGTAAGGGAGTTTTGTGCCACTAACGCTTCGTTCATACCGATCAATATCTGCATTATAACGTAAAACAGCCTCCCGGTATCTTCTAACAGTTTTGGCTGGAATAACACCACCATTCTTATCACGATAATACCAGACGCTACTAGAATTATTAAACTCACTAAGACGTTCCAATTCCTTCGTAGCATTCTTCAACGTCACCCTTCCAACAGCAGACTTCCCAATAGGATCAAACTTCGTACCCCGAATATCAGCACCATCATCCGACGTTGCCATCTTATAGATCTTCCGCACCGCACGATCACGCTCAACCTGAAGCAAATCCCGCGCCCTCTCAAGATCACTCCGATGACCCCCAGCCCTAGACGCCTTCGCCGACCGAACCCTCTCCCTCGAAGCCTCAGCCCCCAAAGTATCCGGCACATCCGGAACACTCAAATCAATAGACGAAACAAAATCCCGAATCGCGCCAGCAGTATTCCGCACATGCTTAACACCACGCTTAAACTCGCGGTAATGCTTACCCCAATGAGACTTAACCAAAACACCAAACCCCCTGCCCCCTGATAAGGGGCAGGGGGCCTAGCAATTCTACCTCAGAGCCTCACGCCAGCGACACAGTCGTGTACTCACGACCACGACCCGACTTCGCAGTCCCAACCTTCACCGCAACCGGCTCAGGCCACTCCTCGACCGGACCCAAAATATCAATCAGGCGCTGAACCTGAGACACAACCGTCTGAGAAGAAGTACCATAAGCGTTCCCATCCTTATCCAGAACCGTGATCGCCTTACGAGTCTCAACCTCACCAGTGTCAATATCAGTCACATCATCCTCAGTAATCACAACATTCGCAATCTCCACAGTCTTACCACGCAGTTCCTTAAAAGAAACTGCAGCATTCTGAGCATTGAAGAAAGCCTTCTTGCCAGCGAAGTCATCCTTGAGAGAAGAGTAAACAATAGCCATGATCGTTCCTTTCAATCTAATTGATTTCTATTTCTATATCTGTCCTGGTATTACCCGTCCAGCCGGGATTCTCAAAAAAGAGCCAACTGCTCTTTATCGTCCGGTACCACCCAACGATTAGTATCAGTGAACCCAGAACACACCACATCCTCAATGGGCGTATCCAAATCAAAATACTGCCGATTAGGTTTAGCCTGCGAACTAAAGAACGTAAACCCCTCACCAGTATTCCGGACAACACACTTCAAACCCGTCCCCTCCACATGATACATAACCGCCGAATTATCCGCGGTCCGATAAGCCGAAACCATCTTCACCGACGACTCAAGCGACTCATCATAAATCCTCACGCGAAAACCAAGCAAACCACAGCCAACAAAGCCATCCACAACAACCAACTCCCAACCCTAGGCACAGCCTTCGCAACAATCAACCCGCCAGCCACACCGACAGCAATGTCACCCTTACTAAGCCGACGCCCAGCATCACGCACATCACCGTAAGTGTAAGATTCAAGACCGTTACGAGCAACGAATCGCTCACGCTCAACCTCCTCAAAACCCATCTCCTGATCCATCCAAAGCCACTCACCATTAACGTTCTGCCACATTTCATCTTCACTCCCCAACAAACCAGTCGTAGATGTAACCAAGAGTCACCGATTGATCAAAATATCTGAGTTCATCAGAACTCGACACCCAATATCCACCATACTGTTCGTCCCTCTCAATACTAATCATCTCAGTCCCTTTCAGTTCCGTGCGGTTCGTTCCCGCTCCGTTCATGTATTAATAATGCACCCACATTCCTAACACGTCAACCCCAAAACACGTGACCCCCACCACACCACACCCCAAGCACACAACACAACACTTGTCAAGAGATACGCCCCGTGACAATACGTTTCTATTCGAAAATGGGGGTGATGTTCGTCACATGAAAGGGGGGCACAAACAC